CACTCACAGTAAAGGCTGCCATGGAGGTGGCCTCTAATCTACGTCCAGAAGACCGCAGAGAAGTCGAAGAGGGACATGGGCTAGATCCTATGATCTACCTCCCTCTCATGGCTCACAACCCATCCTATGTGTACTTCACGTCGCCTAGCGGCAAGACTGCTGGAATGGCAGGCGTAGGAAAAGACGGAGATATCTGGATGCTATGTACTCCAGTAATCGAAGAAGGGCCGATGCTATTTGTCAGAGAAGCTAAACGGTGGGTCGATAGCCGTGAAGAAAAGCTACTCTGGAATATCGTTGATAGTCGAAACAAGGCACATTTAAAACTGCTGAAGTTTCTTGGTTTCAAATTTTTACGTAAGTTAAAATATGGGCCAAACAATGTAACATTTATAGAATTTTGCCGTGTGCTTAGACGCTAATAGGCAAGCTCGTGAAGCTGCCAGACAAAGAAAAAAAGAAAAAGACTTTGCCTATGCCCAAGAGGGGCTCAAGTTTTTCAACAGAGAAGCTACCTATGAAAAAACATTAGACCAAAATGTTATAGGCTATAGTCGAACAATAAGTGATGCTTACTCCAAAGCTTTATATACACAAGCTAAAGGTAGAGCAGAACTAGAAAAGGCTGCTAGATTATACTTTTCTAAAAAATCTACCAACGAAGGTGGTCGATCTCGTAGATTTGGGCTAAAACAATATCAAGCTTTACTTAATGCTAAGGCAGAAGTACAAGGTATTAACCGTACTAACTTTGGTAGAAATATGGCTGTTGCTCAAACTGGTGCTAGAAGACAGTTCCAAACTGCTAATGCTAAAGCACGAGAAGATTTAGGACTACCACCAATATATGGTATGCCAGTTATGATGCCACCTAGAGATAGATTTACAGGTGCATTACAGGTGTTCCAAGCTGGAATGAGTATAGTCACACCATTTATACCCGGTGGAGCATTTAACCCAACAGGTGCTGGACTATTTAATTTTAGTGGTGTAGGAACTTCTGATAGAAGACTAAAAGAAAACATTAAACAAGTGGGTGTATCACCTCAAGGTTATAAGATCTATGAGTTCAACTACATAGGTGGAGATGTAAGATTCCGTGGAGCTATGGCTCAGGATGTACTAATGAAGAACCCAATGGCTGTAGGTATAGATCAAAACCACTTAACTGTTGATTATCGTAAGATAGATGTAGCTATGGAGGTCGTATGACATCATCATTTGGAACGGTCGTAGGTACACCACGGGACGACCTACCCGATATTTCGGATACGAATTATCAAAATACGTCAGCTAACTTAGCAGGCTCTGTCAATAAAGAAATTGATAGAGTCACTGACGATGCTCGTGTACAGTCTCGTTTTCTAGAACAGATTATAGAGGCACAAAAAAGCCCATTAGATAGACTCAAGCAGTTAGCAGACTTTTCTAAATCAGCTGGTGAGTTTGCTGATGTAGTTTCAAAAGCAAACAAGCTTAACGAACTTAATGCTACTGCTAAAGACGGCTTATCAGAAGCTAAAATAAATCTTGAAAATAAAAAGAAAGAAAATCTATTAAGACTAGATGCTGAAACAGATGGTGCTTTACTTGAAGACAATGATCCACTAGCAAAAGATTTATTTATTGCAACTGCTACTCTCGAAGAAGGAGAGCATGGTAATATACGTAAAGTAGGTAATGAGCTTCTACCTAAAGTGTTTGCAGGAGCTGGTAACTGGAGAACAGAAAACGGATTTGCTACAACAAATACTAAGCTTGAAGCTATAGATATATACGATCAGTCTGAAGATTTAGTAGGTATGTCTATTTTATACCAGTACGAGCAGGCTGGCGTAGACATCAATAGTAAGGCATTTGAAAGAGAGTGGGTTGCAAGAATATATCCTGAGCTTTTAAAAGAAAAAGAAAAAGCGTTACAACTAGCTGAAAATAGAATTAACTACAACGCTGAAAAAATACTTGGTAATAAAACAAATCAGGAGATACGAGATGGTTTAGATGCTGGAACAGACGACAACCCATTTAATACACAAAACGTTCTAATAAATATAAAAAAAAGATACAGACTAAAAGATGATAAAGAAGCGTTGGCTTTTCTTTTTAAAACAGTTCGTGAAAGTGTTAAAAACAAAGATGGTATATTTTTTCCGGAAGATCTAACTTATCTAGAAAATGAAGCTTTATTTTATGACAAATCTAGAAAAGATAGTGATAATCCTTTTGTAGTTTTTGATGATCTAAATGTTGGTAAGGGTGACGACTTTAAAAATGTTATTCGAGATGATAACCTAGAAGTTTCTAAAGACTTTTTTCCAGACGTAAACTCACTAAATAAAGCAGCAGTAGAGAAATGGAAAAGAGAAATTTATGCACCGATTGCTAAAGAAGCTAACATTGCTGGTGGTGGTACATTTACACAAAAACAATCAGTTGATCTTAGAGTTGCTTGGGAATCAAATCCGGGCACAAGAGACTTACCATTTCCTCTAGAATTACTTGGCCCAGAGTCATTAAACTATACAAGCAATGAGTTTGGTAAGAACCAGTTTAGTGACTATCCTAATGGTGTTGGTCAACCACAAGATCCTTTAATTTTAAATGGCCTTAAAGAATTAGAAAGAAAGTATCTTAAAACTTTAAACGATAATCTTGCGCAAGGTGAGACAAGACTAACAGTAGGCACTCTAAGTCTTGAACAAAAGCAAACTTTAGACAGAGCTAAGGGTGAGTTGATTGAGTCACTAAATGAGATAAAAGGGTTAGAAACTGAGTTTAATGTTACTACTGTATCAAAAAGAGTTGAACAAGAATTAGATAACATAGCTGACGGTGCTTACGCTGTTCCAGATACCGGATTACAATTTGGACGTGTAGAAAATGTTAATGATTATGTTAACAAAGTAAATGCTGATAGAAGTATTCTACAAAGTAAAGAGGTTATAGACATATATGAAAAGCCCGGTCTTGAAGCTGGACTTGATGCTTTACTAAATAACAGACGTTTACCTCAGTATTGGATACAACTAGGTGAAAAACTAAAGATGTCTCCTACAAAGTTATTGCTGCAAAGACTCGCAGCTACAGGTGGTTATAACGAAGAAACACAAGAGTTTTTACTTGACAAAACTTACTATAAGTTATCTAAAGAAGAACGTGAAGTTATAGAACGCAACCCGTCTATCAATACGTCAATCGCTATATTTTACGATAAAAAGTCTAAAGGTAAGGTAGAAGATCTAATGAATGGATCTCGTAATTTAGTTAACGTCAATGGTAAACTTGAGTATGCTGGCGATGGTTATTATGTACGAGATAACGGGTCAAGAACTCACACGTACAACAATGGTGATGACCTAAGTATAAATAAACTTATAAAGTTAAATGCTAACTCAATAGGTCGTTACGGATTTAGTAAACAAGATTTGTTAGACATAAAAGCTTACGCTCAATCAAAAGGACTTGACGATTCTCTTTTAGATTTTAATGGTGTTTTTGATGAAAATGCACAGACTCAGGCTCTTGCTATATTGTGGAAATCAAGAATTGAAGCAAAGAATGGTATACGTGGTTTTGATGCTTCAGATGCTAAAACCAGCGGATCTCATAAAATGTCAACTCTTAGCGAAAAAGATATAGAACTATTGAATGAGATATTTCCAAAGTTAAAAGATGCAGACTTTTTTGCACATTGGGGATCACATTCTGACGATCTAAACAACCTGTTTCTGAGTGATAAAGAAGTTGCACAAGAAGCTATAAAAGAGCAGCAAAACTCTATAATTACTTCAGATATCGTAGCTGAGTTTATTACCAACAATAGAGATAATAAAGATAATAAGTTTAAAGCTACAGTCGATGGTGAGCTTGTTAACTTTAGAAAGAAAGATGGTTCACTTATAACAGATATTGAGTTTACCGATCTTAATAAGAAAGCACAATTAGCAATTCTTAGAGAACAAGGTCTTAAGTTTAAGGGCACTGACATTGTAGAAATATTTAGACCATCGTCAACCAAAAGGAAAAGATAAAAATGAGTCAAAAGTTTGAGGTAGAACTAGAGGACAATACAATAGATGACCTTACACAACAGGCTCAGAATTTGTCCAACTCCTACAATCAAAGACAGCAAGAAGAAGCTGATCGAAGACAAGTAAAAGAAGAAGAAGAACAGCAAGCTTTGGATGAGCAGTTTGACCCACGTAATGCAGAGACATGGGGTGCAAAAGCTTTCATCAAAGAAGGTCAGTCTATCTTATCAGGCGGTTTACAAGACACCGCCTCTTCTATAGCTACATTCCCAGAGCGTACATTCGATGCGTTATCTGGTGAAATGCAGCGAGAAAGAGAACTTACAGGAGAATACAAACCAGAGTGGACACCATTCAATGGTTATGATAATCCTATAGAAACTAAAACATGGTGGGGCAAGCAGCTAAGAGGTCTAGTACATTTTGGATCTCTTGCAGCTGGCACAATACTAGCAGCAAAAGGTGCAGTAGCAGCTGGAGTTGTATCAGTACCAGCAAGTCTAGCTGGCCTAGCTAGCAGCAGTGTGTTACGAGGTGCAGCAGTTGGTGCTGTGTCTGACCTTATATCTAAAGAGTCAGATGAGCATAACGCTTTAGCTGCATTACGTGACAGATATGGTTGGATTGACACACCATTATCTACAAAAGATACTGACCATCCTATTATGATGAAACTCAAAAACATCGTAGAAGGTATGGGTATCGGTATAATATTTGATGGTGTAGCGTATGCACTTAAAAAAGGTGGTGATACAGCTATAACACAGATAACAAAAAGAAACAAAAGCTTACAGGATCAGTCACTACAGGCTGGACTTGCACAGCTCCGAAAAGGAGAAGCTGAGTTCAGAGCTGATAAAAATGCACCATTTGCAGAACCACACCAAGGGGCACACATATCAGAGGTTGAACCAGATGTAGCTCGTCAACAGTTATCCAAAACACGTACAGATTGGGGCTCAGAGGACGGTTCAACAGGATCCGTTACAACACCCATAGAACGAGAAAGGATAGCCTTAGAAGGCGGCACAGACGACGCACAGGTTGAAAGAATCATGCGTACTCTGATGAGTAGCGAAAAGTTTGCAAGAGAACTAGAAGCTGCAAAAGGTGATAGAAAAAAACTAGCAGCATTATATAGAGAATCTATAGAAGCACATCAACGCATCACACAAAACAGAAATCCTATTGAGATGTCTCCAGAAGAGTATCTAAAAGAACTGTTTGAAACTAATGATGTTATTGATGGTGTCGAAGTATGGACATCTAAAAACGTAGCGGTAGCTGACCTAGTAGTAGGAACATTGCTTAAGCAGTTGCGTGACACAGGTATTGCTGGTAGAGAGATATCTGACCTAGTTGATCTAGGAGCTGTAGACGGCCCAGCTAAACAGATAGTTGATACTATGCTAACTGCACTGTACCAAACTAAGAAAGCAAGATTTGTCAAGTCAGACTCATTTAGAGCACTAGGCGTAGGTAAGAAAAGAAAAGCAGCACTTGAAGAAGTAGTTACAAAAGACGTTGCAGATACTAGAGATCAAATTCAAACCATTCTAAACATTGCAAAAGATGATAAGAGTGATGATCTACTCAACGCTTTATTTGAAGCTTTTTCTATGATGAAAGATATACAAAGTCTAGATGACTTTGATAACTGGGCAAAGAAAATACTCAAAGGTGGTAAGATAGATCCTAACGGCCCAGACCGTACAGGTGTTCTTATACGTGAGCTAGAAGGTGTAATGACTAACAGTATACTATCTGGCCCTAAAACACCAGCTCGAGCAATCATGGGTACATCTACTGCAACATTACTAAGACCTCTTGCTACAGCATTAGGCTACGCAATCAAAGCTCCATTTACTGGAGACATACGTGGGCTTAGAGCTAGCTTGTCAACAGTCAATGCTATGGTAGAAGCTATACCAGAGTCGTTTGAGATATTTAAAAATAAGCTAAACTCTTACTGGAAAGGTGATATAAGAAACGTTAAAACACGTTTTTCTGAGTATACTAAAGGTGACGACAACTGGGAAATATTACGCCGTTGGGCAGAAGATAGTGGTAGAGCATCAGCTGGTGATGTAGCAGCATTTAGACTTGCTAACATGGCACGTCAAATGAACAACAGCAATATGTTGACATACTCTACTAAGCTTATGGCTGCAACTGACGATGCGTTTGCATATATCTTAGGTCGTGCAAAGATGCGAGAGAAAGCCATGCGTAGAGTTCTTGAGCTACAAAGCAACGGCATACAGACACCTAAAATTACAAAGGAGTTGATGAAAGCCTATGAAGATGATTTTTATAGTCAGGTTTTTGACGCTGCTGGTAATATTACGGATGAAGCTACCTCCTTCGCAAAGAAAGAAGTTACACTTACTCAAGAGCTTACAGGTTTTGCTAAAGGTCTAAACGATGTATTTACAGCTACACCACTAGCCAAGCCATTCTTTTTGTTTGCTAGAACTGGTGTAAACGGTCTGGCATTGACAGGTAAGTATACACCCGGTTTTAACTTTTTAGTCAAAGAGTTTAACGACATAGCATTTGCAAACCCTAACGATTTAGGTAGCGTATCTAAGTATGGTATCTTCACACCAGAAGAGCTTGCTAACGCTAGAGCACTACAAACAGGTCGATTGGCAATAGGTTCTGCTGTAGTATTTATGGCTACACAGGCATGGATGCGTGGTGATCTTAACGGTAACGGCCCAGTTGACAGACAAAAAAGACAGCTATGGCTAGATGGTAAATGGGAGCCAAGAACAATCCGTATAGGTGACGTTCGTGTTGGCTATGACCAGTTTGAACCGTTCAACCTTATTATGTCTACAATCGCTGATGTAGGTGATGCAAGTGAGCTTATGGGTGAAGAGTGGACAGAAAATGAACTAGGTAAGATATCATTAGTTGTAGCACAAGCTGTAACCAGTAAATCATATCTAGCAGGCATACAGTCCTTTGTAGATCTATTTGGTGGCAGACCCGGACAAGGCCCACGTATTGTAGCAAGTTTACTTAACAATACTGTACCTCTAGCTGGTTTGCGTAATGAAATGGGTAAATTATTTACACCATACATGCGTGAGATAGGATCTGGTATCAGGCAATCAGTTCGTAACCGTAACTTGATTACAGAAATAGCTACATCTATAAACCCTCATGCTGACCCACTACCTATAAAATATGATTTACTTACAGGTAAGCCTATTAAAGATTGGGATTTTATGACTCGTGCATATAACGCTGTAAGTCCTATAAGTCTTAACTTAGATCAAAGTCCCGGTAGAAACTTTCTATTTGATAGTGGCTATGATCTTAGACAATCTACATACTATGCTCCTGACGGTACAAACTTAACAGACAGTCCTTCTATAAGATCTAGATTTCAACAAGCTATTGGTATACAGAACCTAGAACTAGCATTAGACAAGTTAGCTCGAGATCCAAGAGCTTTAGCATCTTTAGAACAAATGTATAAAGACATCAACTCTGGTAGACGTGGTGACTTTAATGCAAGAGACTACTGGCATAACAGAGAAATAGATAAACTATTTCGCAAAGCTAGAAGAATAGCTTGGGCTAACATTAAACGTCAGTCAGATATACTTAAGCTACGTCAAGAGCAACAAGAAAGAAAGTTTGCACAAATTAGAAAGCAACGTAGTACAGCAAACATCCTCAACATATACAAATAAATGGCAACAACATTCGTAGATTACACTGGGGATGGAAATGCGACGAAAGCGTTTTCTTTTCCCTCTATACAAGAGTCTGACATAAAAGTTGATGTAGATGGTGTCATTAAATCATCAGGCACACACTACAATATTACAAGCTACACTACTACAGGTGGTGGTAACGTAGTCTTTACATCAGGCAACATACCAGCTAGTCCAGCAGCTATACGTATCTTTCGTGATACAAATGTAGATAGTGCAAAGGCTACATACACGGCGGGATCATCAGTTAAGGCAGCTGACCTCAATGCCAATCATGAGCAGTTACTGTTTGCTGCACAAGAAGAACAAAATCAAACAGTACAAACAACCGATATAAAAGATGGTGCTGTAACAAGTGATAAGATACTTGATGGTACTATAGTTGCAGGCGATCTAGCTAGTGACTCAGTTACTACAGCTAAGATAGCTGACAATGCTGTAACAATGGCAAAGCTAGGTAGTGGTGCATTACCAACAGATATAACTGTAGCAAGTGCTAACATTACAGATCTTACAGTTTCTACAGCTGATATTGCAGCAAGCGCAGTAACTCAATCAAAGCTTGCATCAAACTCAGTAGGTACAAATGAATTAATAGATGGTGAAGTTAATTCTAATAAACTTACTAACGGTGCAGTTGGTACGTCAAAGCTTGCAAGCACAAGTGTTACAGATGCAAAACTAGCATCTAACTCTGTTACAACATCTAAGATTACAGATGCAAACGTAACAACAGTTAAGATAGCAGATGATGCAGTAACTATAGGTAAGATTGGCTGTGAGCAAACTACAATAACTGACAGTGACTCACACCTACCAACTTCTGGTGCTGTCGTAGATTATGTAGCTGCACAGCTAGAACCATTTGGTGGGTTTGAAGCTATAGCTAACGAGGTGTCATTTCCAAACACACAACCACCATCTGGTGTCGCTATTTCTATAGCAGACGCAGCTGGCATAGTTGTAAACAGTAGTGGTGTTAGCACAACAGGTCGTACACTTAATGGTACAACTGTTACAATAAACAACATACCTTCTAATTTTCATAGTTCTACTATAGCTACAGGTATACGTTTTATCGTAACATCTACTGGCTCTAGTCAGACATACAACTATCACAAAGCTACACTACCAGAAAGTGACCTAGTTAGTCTTAGTGGAGACATCAATGATTTCAACGAAAGATATAGAGTTGGCTCGTCGAATCCTACAAGTAATAACGATAGTGGTGATTTATTCTTTAATACAGGCACAGGTAAACTTCTTGTATATAACGGAACATCTGCTGCTTGGGAAGAAACACAAACAGTAGGTAACTTTTTTATAAATACAATATCTAGTTCATCAGCAACTGGTGGAGGCAGTGCAACATTCAATGGATCAGCTTATAGATTTACACTTAGCAACGCAGGCACTTTTGCACAGCAAATGCTTGTTAGCATCAATGGAGTCATTCAGAAACCTAACAGCGGAACCAGCCAACCCAGCGAAGGCTTTGCTCTTGACGGCGGGGATATTATATTTGCTTCCGCTCCTTCTAGTGGTGCTGATTTCTTCATCATCACGATCGGAGCATCAGTAAGTATTGGTGCACCAACTGACGGTACAGTTACAGCTGCTAAGATTGCATCTGGTGCAGTAGAAACAGCAAAGATTGCAGACGACGCAGTCACTGCTGCAAAGCTCGCTAACACGTCTGTAACCGCTGGTAGCTATGGTTCATCAACTTCTATTCCAAGCATCACTGTAGACGCTCAGGGACGTATTACAGCAGCATCTGGTAACACTGTTAACACAGATGTAGTCGGTGACACATCACCACAGCTAGGCGGTACGTTAGATACTAACGGAAACAATATTGAGTTTGGTGATGGCGAAATAGCTAAGTTTGGTGATTCTCAAGATTTGCAAATTTATCACAATGGGAGTCATTCTAGAATTTTAGAGTCTGGAACTGGTAAATTACAGTTGGGATCAGATACAGGAATTGAGATATTAGACGGCTCGTTTAATGAATCTATGGCTAAATTTCAGCCAAACGGAGCAGTAGAGCTATATCACAATGACGGTAAGAAGTTTGAAACAAGTAGCACTGGTGTTACCGTAACAGGTACAGTCGCTGCAACAGCTTACACAGGTGACGGTAGTAACTTAACAGGTGTAGCTTCGGCAGTAGCTGACGGATGTATATATGAAAACTCACAGACTATATCTAACAACTACACAATATCAACAAACAAGAACGCTCTTAGTGCTGGGCCGATCACTATAGCAAACGGCGTTACATTAACAATACCTTCGGGTAGTACATACGTAATAGTTTAATGGCAATACAAATAAATGGTAATGGTACTATCACAGGTATTTCTGTTGGTGGTTTACCAGACGGTATAGTAGACACTGACATGATAGCTGCAAGTGCAGTTACACCAGCTAAGTCTACAATTACAAGTAAAATTTTACAAGTTGTACATGGGTTTACAACTACTTTTTTTAATACATCAAGCAGTACTATGGCTGATATTGGATTATCAGCAGCTATTACTCCAGCATCAACTTCAAATAAAATATTAGTTTTTGGAAATATTGGCGGTATTGAAACTACAGCTAATAACAACTATGGTGGTGGAGAATTATTAAGAGATTCCACAGTTATAATTGCAGACATAGATCGTGGAATTGGATTTACTGCTGACACTACAAGGCAGGGTACAAACAGTCCTTTTTCTATATTAGATTCTCCTAACTCAACAAGTTCTATAACATACAAGGTTCGATTTAGACGGGCTGGTGGTGATGGTAGTATTTCAACTCAAACAAACGGCTCAAGATCAGCAATAACTTTAATGGAGATAAAAGTATGAGTTCATTAAAATTAAAACATTCGGGTGGTAACAGCGTAATCATCGCTGCACCATCCAGTAACCCTGCGTCTGATCGTACTCTTACTGTACCTAGTAATGCAGATGGAACGATATTAACAACAACAAATCCAAGGGCAGGGAATATACTTGGAGTGTCTTATGGGTTTAGAACTGGTCATTTACAAACAAGTTCAACTTCATATGTAGATACTGGTATAACCGCAAACATTACTCCTTCATCAACAAGTAGTAAAATTTTAATTTTTATAAATATTTTGCTTGGTTTAGATCATAGTTCAACTGTAGATGTAATTGCACAAACACAAATGTTAAGAGATAGCACAGCCATTAATACTGCACAAACAGCAGATTACATGAGAATGCAAGCTGGATCTACATACATGATAGCTGGTCAACATTTATTACATCAAGATAGTCCATCTACAACAAATCAAGTAACTTATAAATTACAAATAAAGATGGGTTCAGTTAATGGAAGAGTAAGTGTCTGGGGTGGCTCTGGCATAATTTTACAGGAGGTGGCAGTATAATGGCATACGATTTTGACGCAATAAGAAAAGCATATCCTGATGCTATAACTCTTGATGAGGGTAATGGTGTATTTGATAAAGATGG